CCCTTTTTCTTTTTCCTGTTTTCTGCTTCAAAAGCTAACGCAGCCTTCTCGTCAGAGTTCCCATCTTCATCAATAAACCCATCCAAGTTTTTATAGATAGGTACAAAGTAGCCACATTGCGTACCTACAGCCCCGTCATCCCAGATATTGTCAAAATCCATACAATCGTAAGATTCAGGATTGTAAAACAGCTCCTCCATACCTTCAAAGTCAGCACCTTCTGTACCACCGGTACCAAACGCTACCATTGTACCAAGAGTTTTACTACCCTGGCGCATTGTAGGCATAGCAACTTCCCAAGCTTTTAACAATCCTGGAAAAGCACCGGCCTCTTCAAAGAAAATAAGCTCACCTGCTTTACCCCTTACTTTATCAGGTGCATCTTTCAACGATACGCCCATAATCATAGACTTCATGCCCAACTCTACATCTGAACCGTTAACGTTCTTTTTGTAACCGGACATTTTGTTCATTTCTCGATCCTTTAACCTTGGCTGGGTCCAGGCTGTGTTATCATCAACAAAAGATAAGATTTCCCAAGCCTTTGACAGAAGCCCATCCCCAATCAAGTATTCTTTTTGGCCGGCAAATACGTAATTCTTGCTATTGCGTATGTGGAAGTAGTTCCTAGCAAGCATTGCAGCAGCCTTATACGAATACCCTTTACGTCTTGCTTTTAGCACAGTCATATGCTTGTTTGTTTTCCGGCAAGTATCTATAGCTGTAAAGTATTCGTGGTCACCGTCGTAAAATGCAGGGAATGTACGCTCGCGTTTTGCTATTACGGTGCCGTCAGGCAGTTCTTCATCAATAGATCGGTCAATTGGGCAATAGTTTAGGTAGAAATAGTGATTACCTGTGATAGCAATTTCTGTATCGGTGCCTTCCCCAACAGTGTAGCCGTACAAGCATCTATGTTGCTCCTGATCCCAGAATTCATAGAAGTCTTTTGTCCCTGGGAGAGCGTTAGTGTAATATCCATGCTCTATAAAGTGCAAAGCTGCCGGTCGTAGTCTATTGGTGCCCTTAAACATTAATGACTATACTTATTTGTTTCCACACCCCCACGATTAGAAGACTGTACTTGCTTTTCTTTCTTCACAAGATCTTCAAGCTTGCTAATACCATTGATAACATCCCCCATCTTAGATAAATTTGCAACTAAGTCCTTGGCTGCAAAGATTGGGCGGCCATTGTCATCTGATAAAGTAAGGTCAATGTCTTTGAAGTAGTTCTCAAGCTTGACAACAGATTCTTTAGCTGCAATAAGCAGTCTCACTGCTGAAGTCTCCTTAAGTTTTTTGTATTTCTCGCATGCTGCTTGTATAGCTGAGTCTGGTTCCCATTTTGTTTCCCCAAACACACTAAGTTTTACCTCATCGCCCCTTACGTCTTCCCCGTACACAGAGAATGGTGATGCATGGTCGCAGAAAAAGTAAATATATGCAAGCTCTTTAGTAGACCGGTCTTTTGATTTGGTTTTGTCTCTATTTACTATCTTTGCAAACTCCTGAATAGTTAAAACGTACGGAGATGGTATAGCAACGTTATCCTTTATCGTCAGTAAGTCCATTTTTCTTGTTTACATTTTTTAACCTATTAGCATTTACAGAAAACTTACCAAAATACGGAAGTCTAATTGTATCAAAGCTACCATCACTCATAACTTTTGCCACATACTTAAACTGAGCTTCCACAATATCTGATACAGCTTTCAGTGGTAGATTATATTTACTCGCTAGTTCCTGTATCAGTGCTTTCTTCGACTTTGCCATATTTACCTATTTGCGGTGCCCATTTTTTCTTGGGGCAGGTAGAAGTTTTCCATTTTGCTTTGTGTTCCAATAAACATCCACAAGCTCCGCACCGTGCCTTATCGGCTAAGTAAAACTCGCAGCTTGCACAGACGTTTAACCTGCGTTTGTATTCTTCTTCTGTAACATTAGGCATGCCCTCAGCTACATACTTAGTAACTTCTTTACTAAAATTCTTAGTCATCTGCCATATACTCGGCAAATCGTTCTTCTGGCTCATATTCTAATTCAATAATTTCTACATCTAGTAAGTTTCCGTAACCGTCTTGTACAATCCCAACATATACATCGTCTACAAGGTACTGTGTTATTACAGGCCTAAGCTTCCCTTTGAATATTAACTTTGACCCCAGTGGTTTTGACATTTAACAGCTGATTTAAAACGTAGTTCTTGCCTACTTTGCGGATTGCTCCTTTATCCTTAAACTTTTTAACGTAATTGTTTAAGGTATTAAAATCGCTGATATTTAAAGCCCTTGCAGCCTTCTTTTTATTGTCAGATGCGCAAAGATTCTTTTCCCCGGTCTCTATTTGCAGGTCTACTAAGGTAGATAGAACTTTGATTTCCATATCAGTAAGATTGAAAATACCGTTCCAAAGCTGCAAGTACTTATTGGTAGAATTTACTTTAATTGTTATCTTCTGTTCCATTCAAAGTTTCTTTTATCTCTGCCTCTACTTCTTCTGCTAGCGGTAATTGCATGCAATATTTATATAGCAGTTCTTCTATCTCGGATCTGTCTCCTTCTTTTTTGATATAGACCTCTATGTAGTTATAGAGCGCTAGAGTATGGTTAGTAATGCGACTTTCTAGCTGGTAGATTAAGTCGTGTATTGGCTTTTCCACTTTGTACGTGGTGCCGTCTATGTTAAGCTTACGCTTATTTGGTTTCTTGATCTTCATCGTCTTCTACAGTAACTTCAATTATGTATTCTCCTTCTCCTATAAAAACAGTAACTTCCCAGGTTGTGCTCACATTCTTTTCTGCCCAAAGTTTAAGCTTCTCTTCGAACTCAATCATCAGATAAACAAGTTCATCTAAATCTTTTGTAACAAACTTGGTTCTAATCATCGTTAAACTTCACTCTTGCCCGGCCATCCTCTACAATAATCTTTGCTGTAGTAGATTGCCGGTTAAATTCTTGCACATGCGGTTCAATGTCCTTCCTAGTAGCCATAAAAGTTAAGAATACTGCTAATTCCTTAGCTGCTCTACGCGTAGCAGTGCTTATCTCGTCTGCTTTTTCTTTTGTTTCAAGCAAATCGTGATAATCTTTCAACGATATGGTTACTGTGCCGGTAATCACTAGAATTTACCTAGAATTTGGAACTCATTTACAAATAAGTACGATACCTCATTGATATGTACAATCATTGCCTCTGAAGATGGATCTACCATAACAGTATCCCCAACTTGAGTCTGCCTACAGTCTGGACCTACGGCCAATACCTCTAAAACGTTAGTACGTAACTTGTTTGCTACGTCGTCTTCTAAGATAATACCTGAGTCTCGCTTCTTTGCTGCTGGATTAGGTAGTATTACCCATCCTCCGTACGGTTGAAAGTCTAATTTAGCGTCTGCCATTGCCTATAAATTTAGTTATAAGCAAAGTTATAATAATATATTTTACACTTACAAGAAAAATATAAGATTTCTAAACGCTTTTCTTGATTCTAGATAGAATACTCTCTTTAGGAGTTTCTTTTAGGGCCTTGTTATTGTCCCTGTAGAGTATAAACGCAAATATGATTAGAGTTGCCATGATAGCAAAGAATGTAGGGACCATCCAATACTGCCAATTAGCAGTTGCTAGATTAGCTTTGTCTTCTACCCCGCCTTTCCAGCTATCCGCATGGTCTTTGTGTACATAAATGTAACGCATTTGAGATGCATCATAATCAACAGCTACGCTATCCTTGTAACCGCTTGCCCAAGTCCTAACGCTATCTCCCCAACTACTTACCTTCTCCTGTGGCATACTTCACTCCCATTATTGTTCCTATGATGCTGAAGCTATTGGTAAGGAGGATACCTATCAAATTAGTCCATGCATTTCCAAGCAAAGTTGTATCCCGGTTCATCATAAGACCAACCAAGTACATAGTAGTGCTTACAATACCTACACTTACAATAATAACTAATGCTACTCTAACAATCTGGCCTACAAGCTCAAATTGTGTACGTTTTTGCAATACATCTAGGTCCTCTACAGCTTTATCCCTTAGTTTCTCCGCTTCATCCTTTTCATTTTGCAGCTCTATAACAAGAGCTTTGTTTACTGTGGCCGCTTCTTCAAGCTCCTTGTTCTGAGCTTGTACTTGCTTAGTAACATCAAGTCTTTTTCTCCGGGCATTTTTATCCCTAGCTTTGCACTCTTCAACATACTCCTTGACATCGGCAGGTAAAGTTTTTGAAAGTATCTTTACAAAGTTCCCCTCCAAGTAAACCTTCTTAGCTTTTGCTTTACGCAATGCTTCCTCTACCGTGTCTTTAGAAGTTATCATTTGTACACTTTGAACGGATTTTCTTTGTTCTTGTAACCTTCGTAGTCCTTGACAAACTCCTCAAGGCGTGGCTCTATCTCATCACTCTTGATGATCCAAAACTGCGCACCTACAGCTTTGGCCTTTTCTATCTCTTGGTTGTCATCAGAGCTAGAGATAATACCGATTACCACCCCGTTTCCATAATCTGTGTTTATCTTTCTGATAAGCTCAATGCCGTCAAAGCTTGAACCAATGATGTTGAGGTCCACGAATACACACTCTGGTCTTTCGTCGATAGGGCCCTCAACAAACCATTTCTTAAATAATTTGTCTGCTTCATCTGAACTGTCTAGGGCTTGTAAGCTTAATGTCATATCAAGGAGGCTGCACGCATCCTCAAAAACTAAGTGGAAGAGATCCTCATCATCAACTAGTAGTATACTATCTATCATTTCAATTTTATTATCATCATTGTACCATTCTCTAGTTTCTCAGCCCTCATTGTAAACCCATGCTCCTTAATAATAGCTACACAGATATTTAATCCTAATCCGGTGCCTTTATGTTTAGTGTTGCCGCGGGTATACGGCTGAGAAAGTCTTAAAAAATCCTCTTGACTTATACCAGTCCCATTGTCCTGGATAGCAATAGTATTTTCAACTCTAAAGATCGTTACTTTTTTCGTACCGCTATCATTATACTTTAATCCATTCCGAATCAAGTTATCCACAGCAGTACAGAAGAGTGCAGGGTTAATTTCTAGTTCTCCCAAGTCCTTGATTACAACCTGCTTACTGTAAGATGTTGAAGATAGATAGTTTTTAAGAATATCCTTCACATTTACAAGCTGCATATCAAGTTGTGCATCTTCCTTTACTAGGTTAGTGAATTCTTTTACGCCAGTGTATACTTTTTGTGTGTGGTTTAGTCCCTCCTGTATCATTCTCAAGGGGGCTGTAATTTTTAGATCTTCTATTTGCTTTTCTGTCAGTCTACGCTTCAAACTGCTCAAGCCTCTAGGAATATAGGTGTTAATCCCAGAGTGCATATCGTGACGTAGGATCTTGGCCGCATGCTCCAGGTATCCATTCTTCTTATGCATCTCTTCCTCAATCTCTTTTGACTCAGTAATATCAGATGCAATCTTCAGAATCCTGTACACCTCTCCATAAGGATTCATAATAGGATTGTAGTTACCGTAAATCCAAATATCATTACCATCCTTATCCACTCGTAGAAACTCACCGCTCTTTACCTTGCCTTTACTCAAGTCATACCAAAAAGAACTGTAGGCTGCCTTATCAATATGCTTAGGCATAAATATCCTGTGGGACATACCAATAATCTCCTCCTCTTGGTACCCAGTCAACTTACAAAACACCTCATTACAAGAAATAATAACCCCGGCCTTGTCAAACTCAACAAGAGCATTGGACTTATCAATAGCCGCTAGGGTATCATCAATACTCTGCAGCTTATACCTAACTCTCCTGACAAACTCTACAACAGTGTAGAAAAAAAATGGCATAAAAAGTACTACAGCCGCCCATCCTATAATCACACTCTGCCTTGTTAATTCTGCATAGCCGATCATAAGAGCCGTCTGGTAACTAAAAAACGCTAGCATAATTGCAATTGCAATACCTAGCGCTATACGCGATACAATAGATAATCTCATCTCTACCCGTTTAGATACACCTTCCCCTTAGGGAATTTGTATTTCGATCGGAACTTCACCTTTTAGCAGTGCTACCATTTCTGGTTACCTAGGGACACTAAAACTAGTGTTAATTCACCGCACCTACCTGTGTGCAATGTGCCCCAACTACAGGCTATATCCTCTCTTTTCGAAGCTATTGGAGAAAACTCTATCCCTTATTTAGGGACTACAATCCAACGTCTGACCCCATAACTACCTTTTGGCCCTCTGGGGTGATACACATTTCTGTGTGCTTCTGATGGTAAAGATATAAAAATTTACAAACTCCTAACTACCGCAGTTTTCACAATCTGGATTATCAATGGAGCATTGAGCGTTATCGTTCTTTTCGTCACTCGTAAGTTCGTCAACAAAGTCTTGGAAGTCGTCACTTAATTTAAAATCATCGGTCATAGACATGCAAAGATAATCTAGTCATATTTCCTGCAAAAAATTTCTGGGGAAAAAATTTTTTTTCTGGGGGATTTGTGAACGTGTGTACCTACACACACAACGACCCCCACTAAGTGCAGGAGACCAAACGGTCCCCGGCATTGCCAAAATGCCTTTCGTTTAACTACCAAATACTTTGTCCGTGAAGCCAAAAAGCATTTACAGCAAGTATATACTAACTCAGTCAGGAGACGATTTAGTATTAGTAGCACCTACCGGCGCTACCATAATTCTCCTTGCTGAGCCCGATGAAATCATCGAGCTTGGCAAGGAATGGAAAGACCATATCCGTATCAAAGATAACGGAAATGGACCTTTCGCATACCTCAATATGGACCACAAGCTTGTGCGTGTGGACCTCGACGCACTCTTTGCCTCAGCTAACACTGAAGACGAAGAGTCCTAAGGATACGGGCGCTAACGCGCCCTATCCTATTTCCCCGGCGGGGTGGGCGGACATTCATTACGGTGAGAGACTGTGTGCATAACACTATCTCTCGCCGTGGAATTGTCCCTTTTACCAAGCCAATCATTTTTCTTTAATCTGATAGTATAACACAACTACTATCACAAACTCAAGAGTGCAAGAGGATAACACCGCACGCCAAGACCAATGGAAAGTATTATTACTGCCCTTAAAGATGAGTTGAAAGAATGCAGAAGCATTATTGAAACTCAAGCTAATGTCATCGACAATTTGCAAAGTTTAACTAGAAGTCTAGCGGGCTCTATGGATGATTTGACGAGAAAAATGTCTTTCTCTAAAATGTCTGTGGATTACAAGACAAGAAGAGGAATGAGAGATACTCATAATGCTCTTATAAACTCTGCTGTTGAGGCTAATGAGTATAACGTCAAGTACGTTAAAACATTGCAAAATGAGCTATCATCTGATAAAACAGATTTAGCATCATGATAATGTTTGTGTTCAAATGCGCAGCCAGGTATGTATGCCTGGTTGCTTTGTTCTTAGCTAGCTTTCTAGCTATTCATGCAATGGCATCTCTTGTTGTTGCATTACTATCATACTCAGACTTTGGAGACATACTTCGAAGTGGATTTGTGGTGTTCTCAGGTTTTGTGACTATTGGCTTAACTATAGCTGTGTGGTCATCTTATGACGACCATGTAGAACACAAGAAGTATAATCTTGAAACCACAGGTGTTATGATACGTAGGTAATCTGAATCGGCTTTCGTGCTACACTCCGATTAATAAATTGTAAGCACTATCCAGTAAGTTGCTGGCGTGGGTTGGTCCAGTATAGTTACAAGACCAAGTAGGCTGACATACCTGAATGTATGTCCAAGGATTTGAGCACTGCAGTTGCTCTCTTCCTTGATAAGTACACATTGTTATTGCCCTCAGCATTGAAATATGCATGGCGTGTACGTTAAGCCATTTTATATGGTTACTGAAATAACAGGTCAGCCTTCGTGACCATAGGATAATCCAGCGATGGGATAAAGTCTACAGCCTAAATGTAAGCTGTAGGCCGTGTGTATGCACGCCACTGAAAGGTAACTTTGTATTTATATCTTGGAATGGCCCTACAGGGTAAAAGAGGTATAAACACCAGATGGAAATGGTGTTGAGTGAGAAATCACAACAAGAACAGAGTTAGATAACAGTAGTACTGGTTGCCAACCAGGGATCTGTTATTAGTAATTGATGCAGAATGCTAACAGAAATGTTGTGTTCACGTTCAATTACAGTAAGTAGACTTGGCAGTCAAAAGCAGAACGGAGTTGACAACTAAACTACCCAAAAGGTAGCATGTTGTACAATCTCTTCGCACTTCGTTCATCGTTCCAGCATTTTATTAACAAGGTAAAAAGCAAAAGAGAAGAGAACTATGGGAACACAATGTTCTTATTGTGCTGTAATATGCACATGCTTAAAGCTCGCAAGGCTTAAAGTAAATCGAATGATTACATTCATACCAACAGACGGCAGTCTGTTAACCTGGGCACAGGGGTTGGATGGAAAAGGAGGTTATAACTCTCATAGTAGTGGTGGCAAGCACCTTAACTTGTGAACATCCTGTGTACTTGTAGAAATACAAGTGTGTATTTGTGTGGGAAACTACATAGAATCACAGGGTTAAAGGTCATAATACTCAGCCTTATTTATTAACAAAACTCTCATCCAATTTGCAGGAATGGAAGGTGACTGCTTCCTAAGCAATGAGTTAATTCTGAGTGGAACAAGATACATTTAGTGTATCCTTAGTAGCGTGTTTCAGGGATTGCTAATAAGTTCAAGGATTGCAACCTTGTGAGAGTTTTGTTTTTGTTTAATCTGTTTGTAGGTGTCATAAAACCTTCCACAACGCTGAAGCAACGCAGGCAATGTGTAACTTAAAAAGACGTTGCAAAATACACAACGTGCCGTAGGGGCAGTGCTCTTGAAGAAGAGTGCAAGACTTTACTTGAGTTGATAGTTGTGTATTATTATTAGTATAACAGTTGTAGTTGGATTAGCCTAAGGTACCAAGGTTACTTCCTGTAAACCTACTGTCACTTAGATGACAGCAAGAATCCACGAAAAAAAGTGTGGGGCTACAACTGTTTTGTTAATGCGAGCATTGCTTGGTCACAACCCCAAGATGAGAAACGCAGAGTGGCATAAATTTATTTTATTAATCTTAACATCCTAGGGGGAAGCTCGATACCGTACACGTGATGGTCCTAGATAGTGACGGTGAGTACATGAGAGTTACAACTGAGTAACGCTGCCTAAGCATGCAGTCCTAAACTGCTTTTATATCGAATCATTAATTAAAACCAATTATCGTGAAGGAATTACTAAAAGAAATCAAAGAGTTAGAAAATAAACTTTCTGATTTAAAACAAAAAGCAACTGAGTATTCTGACGGATACAAATACGAAGCAGTATTATATTGCTACGGTTCAAGAACGGAGTATACTTTTAAGAATGAGTATGCAGCTCAACAACTATGTAACGACTACTATGGTGACAATGGAATAGTACATGTATATACTACTAATCCTAATCATACTATTTATAACCCAGGAGGAGACGTAGCAGTTATTAACTCTAGTACAGCTGCTAAATTAATCGATGATGATTATGAGGATGATTCAGATCTTATACCAGACGAAGAAGATTTCTTAAAACGTCTTAAGGAGGATTAATTATTACTGCCTGAGTAAGCAGATCAAATACTGCTCGGTTTATTGGTTTGGCGAGGGAGGCTGTGGTGGCTTCCCTCAACCAATATATTTAAGCGGATTAGAGCAGTGGTAGCTCGCAAGGCGCATAACCTTGAGGTCGATGGTTCGATTCCGTCATCCGCTACAAGAAGAAAGGACGTGATATTCGTCGTATACCTGAGCATGTAGACAAACTGCTCTTTTATCGAACATTAATAAACATCAATAACTTATGAAGAATTCAAAAATTGCAGAACGAACAGCCACTGTTATTAACTATGACAGGGTGATGGAAGCAGATAAATGGTCTGGACTTATTCCACCACTTGCATTTCCTAGCGATTGGCAAATACATATGTTGCCACCATCCGGAGGTGCAATAGTTAGATTTGTAGTAGTAAAAGAAGACAAATATGCCAGCGTATACTTAGATGGATACGACATGCTTGGCATTATGGAAAAGCCTTATTGGGAGGTATTCACTCCTAATACCGATAATTTTCCGCAAAGATGTCTGATGGAAGAATCGGATGTGCTGATAGAATTAATTTCTAAAGCACTAGAAGAATGAGAGTTCCATACTACATCAAACACTTTAATGGCCTTGAACAAGAAGTTACAATAGTAATTCGTGATGTTCTTGGCCATACGCACGAACTAACAGTTGATGCAGAAGGCTTAGCTGCTTGGGAACTTGGTACACACATTCAAGTGGCATTACCAAACTTAACAGCTGCTCAACGTGAACTATTAATTACAGGCATCCCTGAAGCAAT